GAACCTATCTTAGACATTCTAATGATCCTTTGACTAAGAATGGTATACTAGAAATGGGAATACAGTTCCCAACTATCAAGGAGCCTGATTTTAGTCAACCTACAATAGGCTTTACAAAAACAAAAACAATACATTTTGAAAAGATGACTCTTGATAGAATAACAGGTTCTTATAAGTTATTGCCTGAAAATTTTATACCTTATGTTAGTATTGGTGATTTATTTTTACAAGAAGAATTTCAAACACCTCTTTATAAACTTGAAACAGCGGCAAAAAATAGTATAGTTAATATAGCAGAGAGTCATTATAATATAAGCGTTGACGACGCCGGTAATTCTACAGATAGATATTTATATAGGCAGGTTTTAGGTGATAGAAATAAAGAGACAATCGAAGAGTTGTTGATAATTATGAAAGACCTAAAAGATCTTGTAAACACATTTTATACTGAGTATAAAAACCATACTCACACAATACCAAGATCTGTTTTTAGATATGGTAAGTACATAGGTAGAAAAGGTGGTTTAGTAAATATAGTTTTCAGACAAAAGGAAAGAGAAACAAAACAAATAGAAACAAATCAAGATATTTATGATATGGATTTAGATATCGAAAAGTTTGATGAAGAAATTTTGGCGATAAATCAAAAATTAGAAACGACACTAAGTAAAACACAATTTATACAGTAGAGAAAAAATGGCTGGTGATATAACTTTTAAATTTCCTCTAAAAAAATATTCAAGAGGTTTTCCAGAATCTTACAGAACATTGGAAGGCGCCACAAAAGAAAATTTAAAAAACCTTATACTTACTAACAAAGGCGAAAGAGTTATAAATCCAGATATAGGTACAAACATAACTCAAATATTTGGAGAAATGTTTGGCAATATAGAAAAAGACGAAATGCAGAAACGGATGGAAAACGATATAAAATTAGCTGTAGAGAAATATCTTCCTTCTGTGGATATAGTATCTGTAAAACTAAAAGATAGATATGATGATGAAACTATAGGACTAAATGAATTGGTTGTTAGTGTGAATTACGTTATAACAAGCGGCTTTGGTTTCGCTGACAATCTTGTATTGAGAATAAGCTAGAGAGAATAATATGCCACCTAGAAAACCAACTAAGAACAGAGATATAAACTATCTCAGCAAAGATTTTGACTCTATAAAATTAGATCTTATAAATTATTTGAAAAAATATTTTCCAAATTCTATACAAGACTTTAATGATGCGTCTGGTGGCATGGCCATTGTTGACTTGATGGCTTATATATCAGACGTTTTGAATTTCCAAATGGATAGGAGTGTAAATGAATCTTTTGTCACCAGAGCTGTTGAAAGAAAAAACATAATAGCTTTGGCTGATATGTATGGGTATAAAACGAAAACAGTTGTTCCAGCGACAGCTTACATGACCTTATCAGCCACATTTCAAAATACAATTTCTGCTGACACTATGTTTACATTGAGAAAAGGAAGCAGAATTACTAGTTCTGTTGAACCAGCAAATTTTGAAATTATAGATGATGCCGATTTTTCTAACGTAGATAACCGTTCATTTATATCGAATGATGGAGTATACACTACCTATGCTCTATCTGGTGTAAGAGCCGTTGCTGGAAGAACAAAAACTTTCAAATATCAAGTAGGGAGTCAACCAAGACCATTTCTAAGTATAACTCTTCCAGATAGGTCAATATCTGAGATAACTTCTGTTATTGCTTCAGACGGTACAGAATTTTATGAGGTTGATAATTTAGCTACTGATGTCGTTATGATTGGTGACTCTAATGTATCAGATAATAGTGATAATGCAGAAAATATATTGAAAATAAAAAAAGTACCTAACAGATTTGTTATGGAAAGAGAACCTGATGGCACTTTGTCTTTGCGATTTGGTTCTGGGGATAGTACTGTTGAAGATTCAGAGTTGATACCCAACCCAGATGATTTTGTTTTGCCTCCTAAGCTAAGAGGATCTGTTTCTGGTTTTGCTCCAGAAGCTGTGGACTCCACAAATTTTCTTTCTACTAAGTCTTTAGGTAATAGACCATCACCAAATTCTATAATTACTGTACAGTATAGGGTAGGCGGTGGAGTTGATACAAATGTGGGCGCAGATGTTTTGACTAATTTCGTAGAAAAAAGGGTTTCTTTCAATAACTCAACAGCCACCGATACATATCCAAATGAAACTAAAGTTATCCAAGATTCTATTCGTATAAAAAACACCATGGCGGCATTTGGTGGAGAAGAGGCAGAAACAAACGCTTCTATTAGACAAAACGCCATAAACTCTATAAATTCCCAGAATAGATGTATAACCCTTTCTGACTACAAAATAAGATCCATGTCTATGCCATCTGAATTTGGAAAACCTTTCAGAGTCATAGCCAAAAAAGACCCGTATAAAAATTCTGGTATTGCTCTTTATTTGATTTCAAGAAGCAGTGAGGGCAAACTACAACAAACGAGCGGCCTACTAAAGAATAACTTAGAAACATATTTGAAACCTTTTAGAGGTGTCACTGACAGTATTAGAATAGCCGATGGAAACATTCTAAATTTTGGAGTAAATTTTAGTATCTTCCCATCTGCTGGTTTCAACCAACAACAATCTTTAGTAAAAGCAATATATGTTATAAATAATTTTTTTGATATAAGAAAAATGGATTTTGGTATTTCTATTTCCTTATCTGATCTTCTCAGAAACATACAAAATTTAGAAGAGGTAGCAGCTGTTCCATATATGAAGATAGTGAACCTTACAGGAACTGTTGATGGGAGAGAGTACTCGTCTTATTCAGAAAATATTGACAACATAACAAAGAATAATATTATGTATTTCAAACCAAATGTTATACCAGAACTAAAGTATATGAATTTTGACATTCAAGGTAGCATAGCATAGAGATTATAAATGGGAAATATAAGAGCATATTCTGAAAAAGATACATTCATCACAGAAAAATCATTGACAGCTAACAACGGCCAAAATCCCGTGCTGGAAGTTTGGAATAAATATGATAATATAAAAGGTTCAAAAGAATGGTCAAGGATTTTGATAAAATTTCCTTTGAACGAAATAAAAACAAAGATAGATAACGGAGAAGCTCCCGACCCAAGATTAGACGACACTATTTCTATTTTTATGAATATGAATAGTGTTTTGCACGGCGAAGAGGTGGCTAGTAATTATGAATTATGGGCATTACCTTTAACAGCAACATGGACAGAGGGTAAGGGCCTTGATTCTGATTCTTATTTTTATGAAGATCAAGCTAACGCTTTGTGGGCAACTAATAGCTTGTTGTGGGAAGATTATGATGGGGGTGCATCCGGTGGTGATGTTATACTTGGAGCACATGACAAAACATGGGATATAGCTGGTAGTCAATTATTTGAATCTGGCGAGGAAAATCTAAGGATAAATATAACATCTTATTTCAATGATTATTTGGATGGATTGAGTGCTGATTACGGTTTTATGGTTAGGATGTCCGACGCTCAAGAAGCCAAAACTGTTAGTGATGCTAATGATGCTGGTGTTAATGTTAGTACAATAACTTCTGATTGGTATAGTAAGAAATTTTACGGCAGAGAAACAAATACAACAAATGTACCTTTTGTGTCTATGGAATGGGACTCTAGCGTAAAAGATGATAGAGCAATGATGCCCCTATCTTCCACTGGAAGTCTGTTCTATTATAACTTTAACAGAGGTCAATTGAAGGATTTGGATGGTGCTAAAAAATTCCCCGGATTTGTTACTCTCAGTGCTGATGGTAATGTTATAACTCCAGCTAATTTGACAGCATCAAGAGTATCTAAGGGAATTTACGAAGTAGAAGTTGGCACAGCTCACACTGATGTTATTGGAGAGTCACTGACAGGTATTAATATTGGATTATCAGCCACCTCCTTATTCTCTGATAATTGGACTATTAGTTCATCATCAGAAGCTCTAGTAACAAGTAAGATTTTTAATTTTGAAATAGAGCAACCAAGCGAAGAAGCCTCAAGTTACTATGAGATTAGTAGGTATCCGGTGAAATTACCAAACTTGAGAGATAATTACGAAAAAGGAAACAAACACAGAATAAAAGTTTTCATAAAAGATGTATCTTCAAATTTTTCTTCAGTAACCGGACTATCGAATTCTTTAAATAGTTTTATATGTACTGACGGCTCTTTCGAAATAAGAGAAAGAATAAGTGACAAAATAGAAATACCAGAAGCCAAACTTTCTTACGATAAGAATAGCAATTATTTTTATCTTGATACTGATAATTTATATAGAGGCGTTGATTATAAAATTTTATTCAAACTTAATATTCGTGGCGAAACATTTTATTACGATGAGCCTGAAGCTTGGGGTTTTTCTGTAAAGTAGGAGTATAAATAAATGCCATACGGTTTATCATTAGAAGAATTAACAAAATCGTTATCTGATATAGGGTCTAATAGCGCCGATTATATATCTCGGTCTATAACTGGTGACAAGACAGATGCTATACCATTAGTTAACTATACTGACTTTTCAGAACACGTTGTCTTTGGTAACGCAGAAAGAAAATTAGCAGCCGGAATAAACAGAATATTAACAGAGTATCCAGTGGGGTTATCTGGAACCCTATTTTTAGATATAGCGAATTTATCGGCAACAAACATATTTCAAGTTGACGAATATAAGAAGAAGTCTACTGGTTTTGATTTATGGCTTCTTGAACAGTTTGGTAAATCTTCAACAGAGCCGGACGCCGCTGAAAGAAGCATAACAGCTGCAGCTACAAATAATCAAGGAGAGACTGTTCCTCTTATAGTTGTACACAGAACAGAGTCGAACGAACTTACCGACTCCAACCAATTAGCAATGAAAGATTTTCTTGAAGATACTGCTGAGAAGTTTGAGCAAGAATCTCTTTCTTTGATAGATACAACACCTGGGACAAGCTATAGTTATTTTGTTACATCAGATGGTACCGTAGAAAATCAAAATATTATTTTTGATAATCGTTTTGA